CTTTCGCTCATTCCAACCACTCTTGCAATGGGTGGGGCTGGAACTTTAGGTGAAGTTCTTGGACAGGCCGGTGAATATCTTGCTGGACAAAGAACCGAGATATCTCCCGGCCAACTTGTGAAAGGGGGAGTTCTTGCCGCTACTCCAGCACTTAGGCCGTTTCAAGGAACTGTAGGCCCATTGGGCGCAGGACTATTTCAAGGTTCAGCTCAAGCTGGAGTTAACGCTGCAACTGCCGCATTTGGAGATGTTCTTCAGAAGTACATCGATCAAGGACGGCTTCCGAGTTTAGAAGAAATTGGAAACGAGATTTCGCTTCCAGCTATTTTTGGCGCTGTAACCGGAGGTGCTACTGGCGCACTTGGCCGCGCTCCTCGCGCTCAAACCGCCGAAGAGCAAATCGCTCAGCAGGGTCGTCAAGCTGGACAAAGGCTTGAAGAAACGCTTGGCCCTGGCACCGCCCCACTAACGGCAACCCAACAAACTGGAAGGAATATTCCTGGCACGTTTGGACCTGGGTCTACAGGACTGGCTGCTCAACAGGCGCTTCCAGAAAGGATTCGCGGTCAGATTGGTGTTCAAGCACAGCAAGATCGAGCGGCAGCTCAAGCGGCCCAACAAGAGGTTCTTGGCGCTGAGGCTACATCAAGGCAAGCATTGCGCGGAAGTGCCGCTGGCGCAGGTGGTCAGGCGGTTGGTGAAGTTGAGGGCGTTATCGGAAGCATTCTTCCGCGCTCTCCTAGGGCTGCATCGCTTCAGGACGCAGCGAACAATTCTGTCGGATTTATCAGAGGTGAAGAGCAGCGATTGAGCGGTGCTGTTGACAGTGCCTACAACGCTGCAAGATCAGCTAGGGAAGCGAGGCTTGGTGGCCAACCTGAAGTTCCGGTTGTTCCAAGTCAAAATCTGTCTGACACAATCAACGACATCCTCTCCACGTTGGCCACGGAGGAGCGGGTTACGACCACTCCATCTGTAATCATTGGCGGTACACCGACAACCACTGTAGAGCGCATACCTTCTCAGTTTTTTAACGAGGCGTCGTCAAGGGCTAGGGCATTGCTTGATGTCGCCAGAAGCCCACAGACGTTCGAGCAAATGGTCGGCCTTCGCCAGTCCATCGATAAGCTAGTTCATTATTTTGACGAATTCGCCCCAGGCGTTGCCCAGAACCAGCTTCGACGACTTCGGTCAGTCTTAAAACAGGAAGAACTTGCTTCAGCTCGAAGGCTTGGAATTGAAAACGAAGTCGTGGCGGCTCAGGGGGTTGCTGAGAACAGATTTAATCTTCTTCAAGAAAACCCGATTATCAGAAGGGCGACGACTTCGGCGAGAGATGGTGGATATCAAAACACTGAACAGTTTTTCTCGGATCTTGCAAGTTCACCGGCTGGATTTGAGTCTATTCGAAATCTGCTGACTCCAACGGCTCAGGGGAGAATTCAGTTCGATCAAATCCGCAGAGGATTCATCGACTCTTTGCGTGGAACAGGAACGATTGACATCGGGGGAATTCCCACTGAAAGCCTTTCTTCTTTTTCAAACAACTTCAGGGAGCTTCCGCAAGCGGTCAGAAACATTGTTTCCGGAAGCGAGGAAAACGCAAACAGGCTTCAGTCAATTCTGAACGATGCCGTTCGCGTTCAAAATGTTGGAATGTCAATTCCGGTTGCCACCGGAATCAACCCTCAGGCGCTGACTGAAATCACCGACAACATCGGAAACATCGCATCTCCAACTCTTCGCAACACGATTTCAAATCTTGCCAGACAAGCCAGAGATAGGGCCGAGGAGTTTTTTAACACTACCACTCGTCGAGTTCAGCGGAACCAGCTCAATCCTGACGCTGATCCTTCCCAGTTTGTAAGAGATTTTGTTTTTAAGTCTGAAAATCCGCAGGTCGTTCAAAATGCGCTGTCTCAATTAAGCCCTGCAACCCGTGATGCCGTGAGGAAAAATGCGGCTGCTGCGGTTTTGAATCATGTTTCTGAAACGGGTCCTTCCAATGTTCGAAAAGGAATTCAAAGCCTTGACGACATCGTTCAAGATCCGAATCGCATGCAGATCATTCGAGATGTTCTGGAGCCTAATGACTTCAACATGATCAATGATTACATGCAGTGGAATCGCGCTAGAAATCTGACGGCTCAGGGTGGCCGACTTCAGCCAGATCAGTTGGCAAACTCTGTCATGCGAGCGACTCGCGCTAGGTGGGTCGTTGACGCTTTGGTCGGAAGCCCGACTGTTCAAAACTTTTTGAGCAGTGCGGTTCGATTGCCACAAACATTTGCTGGACTTAAACCCAATCTGACACTTCCGCAGGCTGAGGCGCTGGCAAAGGCTTCAAACATGTCTCTACTTCAGTTCAACAGGGAGTGGGACAATCTGAACAAAAAGTCAGAGGAAGCTAAGGCCAGCTTGCCTGAAGATAAGCGTGGTGTTTTTGAAGATACGCTTGGCGTTCCTGCTCGCCCTCGATTCTAATGAAAACCTCCCTCTCCAAAAAAGGTAACACCTACCACGGAAAGAAGGTGACGCTCAACAAGCCGTTCTACACTCCTGGCGAGCGGAAGAAGAGCGCGGTGTACGTCAAGAATCCGGCTGGCAATGTTGTCATCGTTCGGTTCGGCGATCCGAACATGACGATCAAGAAATCGAATCCTGAGCGTCGCAAGAACTTCCGCGCACGGCATAACTGCGCGAGTGCGAAGGACAAGACGACGCCCAAGTATTGGTCATGCGCTGCATGGATTTTGGCGATTGTTCTGTCGGTTTTAACCTCAAACCCTATTTGAATTTATGGACAAGATGCGACTTGGTGGTGGCGGACGTTTCGAGAAGCTCGTTGGTCAGCTTGAGAAGAAAGGTGTGAAAGATCCGAAGGCTCTCGCCGCCGCAATCGGCATGAAAAAATACGGCAAGAAGCGGTTTTTGTCTCTTGCTGCCAAAGGCCGTCGCCGAGCGTTGCGCGAGAAAGCCAACGCTTAAAGTTGGACCAAGCAGCTTTTGCTGCTGTGGATCAGCTTGTGGCACGGAACGCAAACGGTAACTCCGTTTGCGACATCATATCTTTTGTCTGGATGATTCTTCCACGGGAGAATGTGATGAGCATGCAGTTTTGAAGATCCACTGGCGCATAGTTTGTTCATGCACTTGTAGGCGTCTCTGGAAAACACGGACTTCCTCCACTGGGCGTACTCTGTCCTGCCCATGTCTGCATGCCTTTCGGTGCCGTAGGTTCCACCTTTCCAGTTCGGATTCTTTTCTCCACGCAATTCTGGCCTAGGTTTTCCAGACCTAGCCTTTGAAATGGATTTTCCGCGTTGTTCGCAATAGACACCGCTCAGCATTGCGGCACGAACCTTTTCGCTGTTTTGATACTTCCACTTTCCAGAACAGCTATTTCCGCAAAAATCATGCGACGCGTTCGGCATTTGTTTTCCACAGACTTTGCATTTGCAGCATTCAACACACCTAATTCTTGAGCCACATTTTGCTTCAAACCTTTGAAAGCACCTGTCGCATGTTTTTACAAAAATCCTTCTGTCTATGGCATGTTTGAATTTCGGATCATTCCTGTACTTGAATTTTCCAGAACAACTGTAAGAGCAAAATTGCCTGTAAGATCGGCATAAAATTTTTCCACACTCTTTACATCTGCGGCAGTTTTCGCAGGTCTTAGCTGCTCCGCTTTTTCCGACAAATCCACCTCCGCATTTCCTGCATTTGAGATTGAACTGGCGCATTCGAAAACCGTAGCAAGAAGTATGGTAAAGTCAATTTCAACGCTTAGGGTATCGCGCTTTGGAGTACGGCTTCTTGGCCGACTCCTTATCAACGACGAACTTCTCAGGTTCCGCATAGTTCCATGAGATGTCGCCGTTCGACCCACGCTGGATCATAATCGATCCAGTGACTTTTCCGTCTTTATCCGTCATGCCGGAACGGTCAGCCCGTTTGGCCATGCCGAGCATGAAGCGGCGCGGATTGTTGAATCCCACCTCTTTCATCACGATGACTTCTCTCGCCCAGTTCGTCAGGTCCGACGACCCGAATCCTGAGTAGGCCAAATCTGCCACGCTCTCAGGTTTGTCGTCCTTACCCTTCGGCTTCGGGAAGTGATGGACGAGTACCAGGACAACGCCCGTCTCCATCATAATCGGCTGGAGCAGGTGTCGCGTGAAGTTCGCGCAGACCTCGATGTCCGATGGATTGCCGCCCATGTAGGAGAGCAGCGGATCGATGTAAACCAGATCGGCTTTGGTCTTCCTGACTAAGCGGCGCAGCATCACGGCAAAGTCAGCACCCGTTCTCACCGTTTCGCGGAAGAAGAGCATGTTCGCATTCCGCAATCCTCGCTCCCAGTTCTCCTTGCCGAACGTCATCTGAGCCGCCCCCTTGAGTGCATCATGCTGATCGGCGATGTCATTTTCCGCCTGAATGTAAACCACTTTTAGCGAACGGACGGGCCGGACGCCAAACCAAGCTTCACCCGACGCCCATTTCAGCCCCTGATACGCCGCCATCGAGCTTTTGCCGCAACCACTCTGGCCGACGAAGAGAAGCGATGAACCGCGTCGAATCCATCTGTCGCCGATCAGATTGTCAGGATCGTTCTTCGGATCGTACTCGATGATGCTATCGAGCGTGAATTCCATCGGAAGATCCTGAGCATCCAGATCGTCCTTGAACGCTTCCCAGTTCACCGCGCCGACGTTGACTGCGATGAGCTTCTGCTCGACACCATTCCGCATCACGCCGGGGAGGCGGCTGAACCTGCTCGCGTTCTTGTTCTTCGGATCGATGCCAATGCTCTCCAGATGCCGGTAAACGATGTCACGGCGTTCTGCCCATTCCTCCTTGTTCGCAGCGTCCACACGCACCCAGCCGTGTAAGCTTTTACCGCCCGAATCGATGACAACAGACAGCGGCAGCTTCGACTCCTTCAACGCCGTCCACTGCTCGTCCTTCGACTTCTCGTCCATCTCGATGAGGACATGGCGATAGGCGGAGACACCAGAGTCTGAGCCGCTCTCGTCAAGACACGGGTTGATGCGGACGTACGCACCACGACTGTCAGGACCGTTCCACATGGAACTAATTGGCGGCGTGAAGTGATTCTGAATCCATTCCTCGCGCTTGAGAAACGTACCCTTGGAAGCTGGCCTACTCCTGCCCTCCTCGTCGCTCACGATGTCGTTGCAGATGCAGACAACTTCGTCCGGCTCGAAGCAGGCTTTTAAGAAATCTATGGTTGAAAATCGGAAGTCCGATTGCGGAATTGCTTGGATCTTTCGGACGACAAACTTACCGGTGGGCGATATCGGAGTGCCGCCCTGACCGATGCTTGAGTGTGACTCTAGAAGCCATCCACGCGGTTTGTCGTGCGAGACTATCTGCGCCTGATTCAGCTTGTGGGCCAGTTCATTCGGTTTCCACGGTGGCGAGCATTTCGTGTTGTACTCGCACAGAAGCGTCTCAGCCTCCGTTCTGGTCAGCTCAAATCCGTGGATGAGAGCGGTGGCGACTGCGAATGTCGCCCCGTGTCCGTTCTGACCTGCGATGGCTCCCGGCGTGGCTTTGACCCATGCTCTCGCACGGTCGATCTTTGATTGGTTCATCAGATTCCAAGGTGTTTACGCGCTATGTCGCCGCTCTTGCCGATGTCTGTCGTGGCAATCTGGCGAATGACCGACTTGTGTTCCTCCAACTTTCTGAAAAGGAGAGCCAGCTCTTTGGGTGTTATCAGGTACTTGCTCCAGTGCTGGATCTTGATGGAGCGATTCTGAAACTTCCCAAAGAGCTGCTCTTGTGCGGCAATGTAATGGTCAGGGCTTATCACCGGGGAGAACGGGTGTGAACTTGGCTTTGAATTCAGCTTTCGTTCGGACGTACACCTTCGATTTGCCTTCTCGCGTGTAGACCACGCCTGACCACTTCGTTTCCCCGATCCGTATCTCTACGTCATCGGAGATGACCTCAACCGATACCGACGGATTTCCTGAGTTTTTGTATTTCATCGTCTGTAAGCGTCTGGACCTGACCGGAGTCGTTTGAGTGCCAGGGCGCATCGATGTCTCGATGCCTCTTTGGCCTACTCATCCAACCCCGCAGGATAGCATACTCGACGAGTCGCGGAGCTTCCTTCAAGAGCTGTTCTCTGGAGATTTCAGTCGTTGTCATGGAAAGCGGTTCGTTTGGCGACACCCCCGCAGTTTGGAACGACGCATTCCAAGTTCACCGCTATCGGATTCGGCGGCGAATCCACGGCGAATGAGCCATTCCTTGTATTTACGGTCGATGTATGCGAAGTCGATCTTGGGCGTCGATTCGTCGGCATCAGCGACTCGGACGATTTTGTTGGAGGCATTCATTTTCGTAGGTCTTCAGTATGCTTTTGTATGCTTGTTGTGTTTCTTTGCAGTTGATGCACAGGTCGAGGAACTCTCCACCAACCGTGCATCCGCATCCAAGAGATTTTGCCAATTCCTTGGAAATCCATTTGTACTCGGCCAGCTCCTCGCGGAGGTCGGCTTCGGTTTGCGCGTTCATGGCTTTATGACGAAGAGCATGAAGTACGCGCTTGTGATGACAACGCCAGCGGCGAAAGCGGCGATGAGGAGCTGCTTGATTTCCTCCGGTGACGGAGGGCGGTGCATCTTGTGAATCACCGTCCACCTCCTATGGCGTAGTGAAGAATCAGCAGGGCGTCGCAGTTTTTGAGCGTAACGTCGAGGTGAGGATACAACTCCTGTGCCTTGGCCTTGAGCTTGCGTTTCCATTCGGAATAATCCTTACACGATGCTTTCCCGCCTAAGCCTAGAGGAGCCTGCCACACTTTGGGAGCAACTCTGTGAAGAGCGAATCCGTAAGCATAGGCAGCAGCTTCAACACGACCGAGGTTTCTGTGAAGTACAGCCATCGACGAGCTTTTCGTCATGGGAGACACAAAGTTCGGAAGCTCCTCAATCCATAACTCTGAGTTGGCCACCTTGAGCTGATTGATCAGCGCGCAGATGTCGGGAAGTGATTCCGGCATCTTGAAGAGGACGATTCCGTCCGGTG